ACTACCAGACTTCGACCCGCAGGATGATGACGAATCTCCACGGGTCAACCGCAATCACCAAGACCCTGAAGAGCGCATGGCTAACAGGGCTGAGAGAATTCAATCTGACGCAGATTACTTCAACGATGAGTGGTCACGCAGGAATCCCAATCAGGTTTATGGACAATCTTTCAGATACTATTGAAATGAAACCTCTCAACACAATCACAGTCGAGGCAGACAAGTCTCGCAACGACCGAGGCACACGGGACTGGGGAACATTCCGTATCACGTCGAAGTCCTATCTATCCAAAGAAATCATCGAGTCCATCTGTGCCTCTCACGATATGTTTGGACAATCGTTCACGTTCAACGAAACGAAGGACGAAGATGGATATGTCTACGAAGGAAGTTACGATTGCTGGAGCGACTAGTATGACAAGCATTCAACTATTCATGGGTAGCGTTACCCTTGTCACGCTGATCTACATCTTCGCTGAGATCATGTGCCAAGTTGCAAACTACATTTCAAAGAAGAAATACGGAGTCGATTTGGAAGATGATTGGAGAAACAAATGAAAAGCCTAAAAATCACCCTTGAGGTAACCTGTATGGTTCCTGACTCAACTAAAATAACAACCGACATCTTTGGTGAGTTGTATATCAAGAACACCAAGGCATCTCTGTTGTCATGCCCTGAAATTCATGGATGGAATATTACCTCAGAGGGAGATGATGAAACGACAAGTGAATATGACCAAGGAAAGCTAGAGAATTTTATTTACAAAGGTATGCCAAAGCACACCACAACGATCACTCTTGGTGACGAAAAAAAGGTTCACACCAAACACGCATAACATAACACTTTCTGCAAACTAATGCAGACTTGGTGCAGCACACCACAAAAACGCTGAATAATATAAACTAACTATAATAATATGGCAGACCAATACGACAACACGAATCGCGGATCACTCTTCAAGAACGACCGCAAAGAACTAGACACCCACCCAGACTACAATGGCTCGATCAATATCGATGGTAAAGACTACTGGCTCAATGGTTGGCTCAAGGAATCCAAGAAGGACGGAAAGAAGTTCTTTAGCCTGTCAGTAAAGCCAAAGGATCAGGATGCTGGCAAAACCCCTGTAAAGGCCAAATCTGCTCCAGCACGGGCCAAGGATGATGATTCAGAAATTCCGTTCTAACTAACACTTTCCTCGCTAGGTTGGGAACTCCCGATCAGCAGGGGCAAAGGGGGTTGGCTGTGACCCCAAAAACCACAGCCACAATTTTAAGGGATTGTAGCGGCAACTATGTGTGCTGGTTATCATTTGACCCTGTGAGGTAACTACATAAAACCTCACACCCCATTTTATAAATATATGACCGAAATTATAACAGACTTGGATGCAAGGCAACTGGCTGACAGACTAACTGCACTGGAGTTGCACTCCACTAGTGAGCTGGCTAGGCTGGAGCAAGAACGTAACGAGGCACAAGATAAATACGCAACCGAGGCAACCGAACATATGCTGTCAGTTAATAAACTTTGCAACGAGCGTGACGAGGCTTTATCTCAAATTGCACAAGCTGAATGCAGGGCCGAACGATACTGCCAAGAACGTGATGAGGCTAGGGATGCTATCGTTGGATGGGAGAACAAATGGAAGTGTGCTGTGGACATGGCAGCAAGAGCAGAACTTGAACGCGATGAGGCACTAAAGTGCGCTAAAGAATACTATGTGGAATTCATAAGGAATGCTTCCAGTGACAATAAAGTCAGTAAACCAAACCCTTTAAATCCATTCTATAAATACTAACATGAACGACCCACTATACACAGCAGAGGTAGAACGACTAAAGGACTGCGACAAGGACTACCGCTCCATTGCCGCACAATTGTCTGTGTACTGCTCCGCAGCGATATTTGCACTAAGGGCATCAAACAAGGATCTGGAGGACGCACAGGTCAAAGCTGAGATCATTCCAGACCCGTTCGCTGAACAGGCTATTGATGATATGTTCAAAAACTACCTTGAGGCATTACGCAACTACCCTGAGCTAATGGCAATCGCACTCAAATTCATCCAGCAATCACGATGATCATCGAACTAACAGCAGAGGACTTCATGGTGGCAGCAACAAAGGGTGCGGTACGGCAGTTGGTTGCCATCAAGAACAAGCGCATGGGACACGATCATGGTGGACGATCCTACCGCAAGATGACACAGAGACTGGCAGACAGCATCCTCGGTGAGCTGGGTGAGATTGCTGTGTCAAAGTTCACAGGACTAACCCAAATGTCCACACTGCAAATAACCAAAGCAGCAGACATAGGTGCATCCATCGAGGTTCGCACCACTGAACACGCAAACGGACATCTTGTGCTATACGATTCCTCCAACAACGATTACACTTTTGTGTTCGTTACAATCAATGGATTACAAGCAACACTACGAGGATGGATCAATCCTGAGCATGGCAAGAAGGCAGAGTACTTCGTAGAGGGAGATCCAGACTGCTACTTCGTACCACAGTCCGCACTCAACCCAATCGAGACTCTACCAATCAAATAGTCTAGATAAGGTATAATCCCACACAATCACTCAAAACTATACCCGCAATGAACTGGACAACTGAACAACTCAAAGAGAAAGGCTACACACTCGCACCTGACGGACATTACTACTATGCAGACAACTATAAACCTCCATCTAGACGGCTACTTGACACCCTCGTTAAACACGCTCCTAAACGCTCACTGGACAAAGTACACAAAGCAAAAGAAACTGGCAAGGACTGCACTGCTAAGTGCAATCCGCAGTACACTCTCGGAATTACAAGATTCTCAACCAAGACTCTCGACGTTGATAATCTTGCTGGAGGCTGCAAACCTCTCATTGACCAAATCCGATACGCACACCTCATCCCAGACGATAACCCAGAAAGCGTCGAAATCACGTTCGCGCAAGTTAAAGTCCGCACCCAAGCAGAGCAACGAACTGAAGTCAGGATTACCAAAGCGTAAACCTAAACCCAAGCAACCACCACATGAGCTTTAAACCATCACGCAAAGTAGGCACACCTCCAAAGTACGACGAAGCTCTCGGAGATGAAATCTGCGAGAGACTCGCAATGGGTCAAACACTCTCATCCATCTGTAATCTCGAAGGTATGCCAAACTACTCCACAGTATGGCGTTGGGAATGCTCAAATGAAGAATTCCGCAATAAATCTCATCTCTCACGAAAAATAGGCACTCACGCAATCGCTGATGACTGCATAAGAATCGCTGATGATCCTATGCTAGATGCTCAGGAGAAGAGGGTCAGAATTGACACTCGTATCCGTCTACTAGGCAAGTGGAACGCACGTCAGTACGGAGATAAGATCGAAATCGAATCGACACAAGCAAAGCCACTCAACGTCACATTCACAATCGGTGATAGAAACGCTGAACCAATTGAGCTAATCGAGGGTAGGGAACCAGAGGAGAAGCAAATGCAGATCGAAGCGACTGGAGAGGATCATGTGGGATAGCGAACGATTTGCTAATGCATTTTAACCACAAAAACCGCAATCCTGTCGATAATAATCACCATATAGTGGCAACAAATTTCAAATACCCCATATATAGGGTTTATCAATAAATGGTCAAATTATGCCCAAAATGCAGTTCTACGACCCATGTGATGGAATGTAGAGATCTTGGAAATAGATTTTCGAGACGAAGATACTGCGATAACGGAAAGTGCAATCACCGATACTCAACATATGAGGTGAGCGCACAAGACTATTACAATCTGAAACAAGTCAACAACATGAAAGCGAAACTAACAGAGATAATCGAGAACCTATGAAAGCGCATGAGATAACACCAGAGATGCGTATAATCCAGCAACAAAAGCAGGAGATTAGAGAATTACGGCAAATCATCCACGAATTGCAACGTGACGTAAACAAGCAGAAGTCCTTGATCAACAAGCTAAAGAACAGGGAAAACAATCAATAACTTCCCATAACAGTAGTAGTACATAATGAAAACAACAAAAATGAGATTCCACGCACTTGGACTTCCACACACAGTTACAAGCAAAGAGTTTAATGCCTGTGCATACACGCAGAAGGTAGTTAAATTCGGCAAAATGATGACCGATAGGGGCCATGAGGTCATACACTATGGTCATGAGGACAGCGTTCTTGACTGCACTGAACACGTCAGCGTCCTGACCAACGAGGACTTTGCCAAGTCATATGGATCCCATGATTGGAGGAAGACGTTCTTCAAGTTCAACACCGAGGATCACGCATACAAGACGTTCTATGCCAATGCCATTAGGGAGGTAGGTTTTAGAAAGAAAAAGAACGACTTTATTCTTCCATTTTGGGGCAGCGGAGTACGACCGATATGTGATGCACACCAACATGATATGATCGTAGTTGAGCCGGGGATAGGGTACGCGGGTGGTCACTGGGCTAAGTGGAAGGTCTGGGAGAGCTATGCCATCTACCATGCGTTCTGCGGCATGGGTGCAGTTGGGCAGTGCCAGCAGGATAACTATAGTGTGGTGATCCCGAACTACTTCGACATCGATGACTTCACCTTCAATGACAAGAAGGAGGATTACTTCCTGTACTTGGGCAGGGTTTACTCTGGCAAGGGAGTTGATATCGCAATCGATGCAACGCGCAGGGCAGGGGTGAAACTGGTTGTAGCGGGTCAATGCGAGGCAGGGTATACATTCCCACCTCATGTCGAATATGTGGGCTATGCTGACGTTTTAAAGCGCAAGGAACTCATGTCTAAGGCTAAGGCATCCTTCCTGCCATCACAATACGTCGAACCATTCGGTGGAGTACAGATCGAGAACCTATTGAGCGGAACACCAACCATCACGTCTGACTGGGGATCATTCGCAGAGAACAACCTGCATGGGGTAACTGGGTATCGATGCCGCACGATGGGTGACTATGTGGACGCAATCAACAACATCGACAAGATCAGACCAGCGGACTGCCGTGCGTTTGGAGAGAACTTTACGCTTGAGAAGGTTGCACCGAGGTACGAGAAATACTTTCAGGACGTACTAGACGTACACAACGGAGCAGGGTGGTACGCTGAAGGCAACGGAATCGATGCAATGACAATGACTTACCCATCCAATCAACAACAATCATTGTGACAAATACTACCCACTATTTGTCACGAAACAATATGAATAATACACCAGAGACAGATGAGAACACATGGAGCGATTCATGCGAGGGAGTGATGCATGAAGTTGTGAATGCTTCCTTTGCACGGAGGATGGAGATTGAACGGAACAAGTGGAGGGATTGCGCTACTAAGCTAGTGGAGTCATCAGGATGGCATGACCAATGGCCCCAAGCAGTTGCCCACTATCGCAAGCTAAAGGGGGAACAATGAGTGACTACAAGTTTGAATCGGATTACTGGGGTGACTGTTGCAATACCTTCGACGAAGACCAGAAGCATTACGTCTACGCTCGATTCATGGGACTGCATCAGGTTGGCTACGGATTCAGTCTGTCAGGCAAGTCAGTGATCGACATAGGTGGTGGGCCAACGTCCATGCTGCTCAAATCAAAAGGACTTGGCAGGGCATTGGTAGTGGATCCGCTCCAGTATCCGCAGTGGACTTACGCTCGCTACCATGAGCATGGTGTTGAGTGTCTGGTGATGCGAGGGGAGGACGTTTCACTCAGGGGGTTCGATGAGTGTTGGATTTACAATTGTCTCCAGCATACGGATGACCCTGCTCTAATCATTGCCAACGCACTGAAAGCAGCGAAGGTGCTTCGCGTCTTTGAATGGGTTGACATTGAACCACATGATGGGCATCCTCAGATGATCACGAAAAAGATGCTTGACGAAGCTATAGGACGTGAGGGAAAGTTAATCCACCTAGCTGAATCAGGTTGCTTCGGCTTGGCATACTTTAATATATACACAC